CACCTTGATGAGCTAATCGTTTATACTGGTTGTCAGCCATTATCTTTTACCTGTTGTCTTTGCCTCTATTTCAACACCTTGTATATACTTCCAAGTGCCTGATACATTCAATCTTATTTTATGATACCTACCTTGTTTTGATCTAACATTGCAATATCCATCAGAATTTAATGAACTTGCTGTACCAAAACTATCTTCATCAACCTGTCTAAATCGTGATGATACTTGTGCAGTAATGCTAGGTGTTGTGCCACCTACTATTTCTACGTAAGGTATAACATTTGTTATTACACTTGCTCGACCATTAGATGTATCTAAATCAGCAGTTTCTATTAGTGCTTGTTTATTTATACCACTAAAAGTGTGTAACTTTTTATCTTTAGCACCACCAAATATAAATTGACCGCCTATATATATTGATGAGTCAAGTGATGCAGGTAAACCATCAAGTGATGTGCTAATAGCGTCTAATTCTTCTAGTGTATAATTAATAGTCATAAATGGTGATATAAGCTCACAATCTAACTCTGCATACGACCATCTTCGTAACGCATAATTATATATTAATAATCTGTCAGGGTTATCATCATTAGAACTACCTGATGTATATGACCACACAACTATTTGTTCTGTAGGGTCAACAGCAGTAGATATTCTGCCCTTGTTTCTTATGGTAAAATCATCAAAGAAAAAACGATTTACTTTTTCTGCACCTATAGGTGTACTTCTTTGTCCGTCAAACTGATAAAAACCATCATCTGATAAATAAAATACTGTTTCGCCAACATTTGCTACTGAGTTAGGATAGTTACAACCAAACCCTGTTTGCACTTTATCAAACTGAAATATAAGAGGTGTACCAACATACGAACCACGCACAATACCTTTTTCACATAGTATTGTTGCCGATTCACCACCAACAATACCTGTTATATCACCCATATCAAATATATCTTGTATATCAGATTGATCTGTACCTATTGTCCAACCAGTATGTGACGCTAAAGCAGAAAAATAAACACGATTAGGATATGCTGTACCGCCATATTTAACATTGCCAGTAAATACAAAATCACCAACAACTGCTATATGTTTAGCAGCAGGGCTACCAGATATGTCAGCAAAAGCAGAACTTGTACCATTGTCATATACTTGCAATATATTGTTATGTCCTGATGCACCTATAACAAAACCACTAAAGTCTATAAACTTCCATATATCTTCATTACCTAATGATGTGTAATTACCTGCTTTTGATATATTTGTTAAATTAGAGTTTGATTTAGTAAACTCATAAAGTTTTGTAACATCACCTGCAAATATTTTAGGATCACCACTATCGTCTTTAGCAGCAAAAATACCTCTTAATCTATTGTCGGCAGCATTACTATATTGTGATAAATCTTGTAAACCACGATAACCTCGTGCAGCAGGAATAACATTTTTTGCAGTTGTTACTCCGCTCGTGTTATCAGGCTGGTCAGGCAACCATTCGCCAAAAGGTGTATTCATTGCCATTATTTATTCTCCATATACGCTTCGCATTTCTAAACCAACACCATAACTACCTTTTTCATCATCTACTTTAATTTGTTGTAACATTGTTTGTATTAATGCTTCGTACTGTGTTGCTCTTTGTTCATCTAACAAAAACGTGTAAGCGTGAAATAAGCTCGTATAGAGGTATAAATCAGGATAGCGTGTCAATATAGTATTAGAAGTGTTACTGTCGCTTAGAGAGCTTACAGAGCCTTTATAGGTTAGTTCTATATTGTATGTAGAGTCAGGTATTGGTGCTAAGAATAAATTTTCACCAATAACACTATAAACTTTAGGACAACCAGTAGCTGCAGTTGCATATTCTTTTTTTACTTGTAAGGGTGATAAAAACCTTAATGTAACTCTTGGATTATTCATAATTTTTACATTACGAATAGTACGCATATCGCTTGGCAAAGATACATAGGCATTGTCTGCTGTAGTTGTTAGTGTTGTTCGTGTATCTTGCGATCTTGTTTCTAATTCACGAGATATACGGCTTTCAGCTAAATCAATAAAAGTATCTATTTCATTTGTTAAATCATCTCTTGCTAAAAAATCAGCAATAGCTGTTTTAAGTTCTGAATAATTTGTAATTGCCATTATACGTTACCACCACCTGTTCTAAAATATTTATTATCAGGGTCATTAAGCCATCTAGCCCATGCCTTTTTGTTATGTTTTGGTTCTCCAAGTTTTTGTTTTAATTCAAAATATAAGTTTGCAGGTATTTCTGCAATTTGCCTCATGTGTTTTTGTGTGCCTACTAAATCGTATGGCTTGTAATCAATATCTAAATTTTTTGCTTTTTGTATAATATGTTTTGTTTCTTGTTCTACTGAAACATGATGTTGACCATTATTGCCACCATGAAAATATGTTGTTTTCTTTTGGTATGGGTCATATCCAATAATTTTTTTTGTCATTATCTACTCTTGTTTTTGAGGGCTGCCCTTAAAGACAGCCCTCTTTAGTTAGACTAAGATGTGCTTAGGTCTGTGACCATAGCGTGTGCTTTAGGTGCTGTTGGAACAAATGTCCATTCAGAAACTATTGCAAACTTAGTTGCGTCACCTGTAGGTGCTACATCTGATACAGAAAATAGTCTATTTGGTAGTGAACCAACTGAATAATGGTCACTATCTAATAAGAATATTGTATCATTGAGCATTTGCCTATCTATAGTAACATTTAACTCACCGAAGTCAGTTAGATACATTGACACACTTCCAATAATAGCAATATCTCTTGGTGCTGTATATTGTAATTGTGCAGTTGCAACTGAACCACTTGATAAGTCACTAAACGCAACTTTATTAGCAGGTGAAACAACTAACATATCAGGTTGTCCACCATCATCATACGCAAGTTTCATTGCAGCATCTATTTTAGCTAAAGTAAGTGCAGCGTTAGTACCAGCTTTGTCAGAAACATCACTACCATCACCTGTTGGTGTTGTAGATGGTGATACGAGGTTTACATTAGTTATATAAGAACTAATTTTACCTGCTTTTCTTGGGTCTGATGCTGAACGAGCCTCATTTTTACATAATGCTTTTTCAATGTCTCTGCGTTGTTCTAGTCCTTTTAGAACCTTAACATAAGCTGTTTCTTTATCTCTACCAGCTTTATCTACTACATCTAGTGTACCAGATACTGATGCTGCTTGTACTGAGATTTGATGATAATTGCCAAGTCTGGTGGTTACAGTTGGATTGACATAAGAATAGTCTGCTCCTTCTGCAACATAATTATCATCAGCTGCTGCTGTAAGTTCTTGAACTTGCCATTCGTGAAATACGCCTGATGTAGTTACTTTTTTACCATTAGAAAATATAGGTGTTTCTGCTGGGTCGATACGAGTAATTACATCTGACAAATCTTCTCTTTCACCAATAGCGTTTGCGGTTTTATATACTGCCATAATTAACTCCTTTTAGGCTATGTGGATTTTTGTAAAAGATAATCAACAGCCGAATCCATGCTACCTGTTGATTTTAGTTTTTTAAAGGCTTTATCAACCTTACTTTTGTTCAAGGAGTTTTTACTAACAAGTTTTTTACCAGATTTTGTCATCTTTGGTGCTTTTTTAACTTTTTTCTTAACAAGAGGTTTCTCGTTTTGAAGTTGGTCAAATAAGTACGCTTTTCGCATTGTAACAATAGCTCTATGGTCTGAAGCCTGATTTAACTCTTGGTCAGTAAATCCTGCTCTTTTTGCCCATGTTACCATATTAGCCTTTTCAGCTTCAGCTTTTTTTGCATCTTTCCATTCAGGAATTGCTTTTATTAACTTTTCTTGCTCTTGAGCCAAGTGTTTTTGAAACTGTACTTGTTGTTCTTGAGCTTGTTGCTGAGCTAATTGCTGCTGTGCAGCATTAACTTGTGCTAATTGTTCTTTTTTGTCACGAAAATCATCACGTTGCTTTACATATTCTAATGGGTCATCTTGATAAAGCTGATCCCAATATTCTTTTGTAGGCTCGTTTGATGTTTGTGATGTCAACTGTTGATTTAACTGTTGTAATCCTTGTTGCAGAGCTTGACGCTCCTTTAAAAGTTCTGCTTGTAACTGTTCAACTTCTTTTCTTTGATTAGCTACCTCAGTTGTCTTTTTTGTATAATCAGATTGTCTTGAATATCCTGCAGCTAGTTCATCAAGGGTAACATCTTTTTCTTCACCATTAATTTTTACAGTAAAGTATTCTTGTTCCTCGTATTCCTCAGCTTCTTCTTCAGATACTTCTTCTTCATCTAATTCTTCCGATACATCTTCCTCAACAGCTTCAAGTGCCTCATCAGGTTCTTCACTTATTGGTTCTTCTGTATCTGTAACATCAGGGGTTTCTTCAACCTCTGACTCTGGTTGTGCCTCTTGATTCGGTTGTGGATTATCTTCTGATTCCTGCCTGTCAAGAAGTAGGCTTGTGGCTTCCGCCATGTTGATAGGTTCGTTCCCTGTAGGGTTGTCGTCTGTCATGTTTTTCTCCTGTTTGACTGCTAACGCTTGGTCTTATTTGGTTAATTGGTCATTGGCTAATTTGCCAGTCATGACCACACTTTCTATGTGTTGCTTAACAGTTTGTAAGTTTTGCAACATCATAAAAATTTTTTCTCGAGCTTCGTTTTGATCTACAGAAGAATTTGCCCATGCGTCATGGTATTGTTTCTCAAGAAAATCAAAAGTTTCGATAAAAATTTCGTTTCGTAATAGAGCTTGTGCTTTTTCACCTCTATCTAAATTTTGTCTTAATTTACCTTCGTTTTCCATTTTTTCTCCTTTTTAATTATCCATACAGTATTTCATCAAGTTGTTCTTCTGTGTAACCTTTTTCTAGCAATGATGTTTTTTCTGCGTCTGTTAGGAATAAATTTTCATTTGTTGTATTTGCAATTAATAAACCACCTAACAACTCTGATGTTGCAGCACTTCCACTACGAGATGCACTTGTTAAAGCATTAGCAGCAGTTTCATCAAGACCCATATCTAAATATTGGTTTTTTACTTTATCTTCTGAAAACGCAGGCAGTCTAAAATCTTTCATGTTAATAGTATCTTCATCATTAGCTACTGCCTTTAATGATAGAAAATTTGTGCCTCTTATAATATTATCTGCAAGAGCAGAACCATCATTACCTACTTGCCCTGTATAATAAAATCTAGCAATATCATCATTACTGTTTATAATATCGCCTGTTTCAGAACTATAATTTAATCTATCATTAACTGTTTGTTCGCTTTCTTGGTCACCAAAAGTAATACTTAATGGGTCACGATTACCTGTTTGTGCCAATATATCACCTTCTGTTTTTAAACCATAACCACTAGCAATAGTATTTATAGCAGTTCCAATACCTTCTGATATTACTGTTGCTTTATCAACATTACCTTGTTTAAATTTATCACCTTCCATTCCAAAACTTTCACTTGTTGAAGTTCCTAAATCAAAACCACCAAATCCTGTTTTATTAGATGGGTCAGGTGCTAATTGTTGTGCTATAGTTAATGCTGTTAATAATCCTATTGTCACAGGATTAGTTGCAAGACCTTGTATGCCTGTACCAGCTGTTGTTGTAATACCTGAACCACCTGCTGCAAGAGGAACACCTGAATAAGTAGTTGCTGTACCACCTAAAATACCTGATGCACCAATTCCTCCTAAAGCAGAGGAAACATTAGCAATATTGCCATCTTCTATTGCATCTAAACCTGATAAAATACCACCTACAAGAGGTATTGTTTCACCAACAGTATCTAAAGAACCTATACTATATGGTAATTCTGTGCTTAATAAATTACCAATACCACTTTCAATTCTATCAAATAATCCTCTTGGGTCACCATCAATATCTACATAAGTTATATTATTAAATTTATCTGTAGTTTGTTTAGCCCAACTACCATCAGCTTTTTGTATAAAAATTCCTTTATCATTATTAAATGTTATATTACCAAAAGGGTCAACTCCCATAGCAGAATTTGGTATTCCTGTGTCACCTAAATTAATTGAAGCATCAATAGAACCATCAAGATTTAATCCTCCAGCATCTCCAACTTGTTTAAAAGATGATGTGGGAGTATTTCCTGTGGGTATATTTGCATTTCCTGATAGTGCTGTTTCAATTACAGAACTTGCATTAGCAGCATTACCAATACTTGATATTTGACTTAAACCACTTATAAGTGCAGGTGCAAAAGCAGCATTTGTAGTTTCTATTGTATTTGTTAAATCAATAGCTTCGTCTGATGTAATAGTGTTATTATTAGTTAATGTTTCTATAATACTTAACGCAGTATTTTTATCTATATAATTTGTGCCTGTTTCTATTGTATCATTACTTGTACCACTATCAAGAGTATCGTTACCAGCACCACCAATAATTGTATTTGTTAAAATATCATTTCCTGTTGATGAAATTTCTACTGTATTATTGCCTGTGCCATCATCAACAATATCATTGCCTCCACCTCCAGTAAGTGTATCTATTGTTGTGCTACCACCTGTATTTGAAGTAATTTCTATTGTATTAGTACCTGTGCCACCATCTAATGTGTCATTACCATTACCACCTATAATTGTATCAACGACAGTTGAGCCTCCACCATCAACAGTATCAGTACCACCTGTAGTAACATCATCACCACCAAGTAAACTTGTTGCACCAGCAACTAAACCAGCAGCACCTAAACCTGTTAAATCAATGCCATCACTACCTGTACCACCACCTTGATTAACAAAAGACTCCCAAAAAGCAGGGTCATAAGGTAATCTTTGATAAACATTCATATTAAATGTATCAGGGTTAACTGCAAAACTTCGTTGAAAATCACTTTCAAGAGTTGGGTATTGGTCAATCATATCCAACAAAGATTGTGGTCTTTGTTGCATAACATCTAAATCTGACAATGTGTCTAATACAGGTGTGTTTTGTAATAAACCTTGTTGTGGTACAAATAAGTTAGGATCATTTAAAACAGGTTGAAAATCACTCATAAACCCTGAATAATCTACTTGTTGCGTTAATGGTTGTGCAGCATTTAAACCAGCAAGTATTTCTAATGTTTGGTCATCTAAATTTGACATTACTCAACTCTCGGTAAATTAGTAGATGGTTTGCCACCAACTTGTTGTTCAAATCCTCTTAATTGTGCTTCATAACGTAGTTCTTCTTGACGTATTTGCATTTTCATTTGCAGTTCTTCACGTTTTAACGCAAGTTCTGCATCTTGTTTAGTTTTCTGCAACTCTAATTCAGCTTGGAATTTTTGTTGTTCAAACTGCATCTTCATTTCAGCTTCACTAGGAGGAGGAGGTTGCTGTGGTTGGGGTGGTGTATCTTCTGGATTTTTAAAGAATCTTGAAGCATCTTTAAAACCTGCCATATTTGCTAGCTCGGCAAGTGTGTTCCTATATTGTTGTAAACTTACTAACGGATTATCTACACCTGTTTGCAATAATATTTGTTCTTGTTTTTGTGCCATTTGTGCAAGAAACGCCATTTTTTCGTTGGTTTGACCAGAACCTAACCCTACATTAACAGATAAATCATACTCATGTTTCCAATTAGAGGGGTCTATTGGCACAAATTTATTGTTAAGACGTATCATTTGTTCTTTTTTGCCATGATGTAAGCATAACGTAAGCACAAGTCTAAATAGTTGTTTTACGCCTGTTTCAGCAAAAACTCTTGCAATCATTTCAACTTTACCTTGAGCAGCACTCATTTGTGCAGCAACCGCAGTAGCTGTTGTACTTTGTAGTGCATCTGCATCAAGACCCATAGAGGCTTTTGATAAACCAGTGCGTTGTTCTTTTATTTCGTCTAAATACTGTAATAAACTAAAGGCATTTTGCCCAACCATAGGGGGCTGTAATACTTGTACTGCATTTGCTTGACGCATACGAACAATACCACCAGCTCTTGAGTTTAATAAATCGTCAAGATTTACTTGACCTTCTACAGCAGCTACACGAGCATTATTTGTTAGATATATATTATCTAGTAGTTGACGCAGAACAGTAGATTTAATTAACTGTAAATCCATAATAAGCTCTGCAATACTTCTACCGATTAATCTATGTGGCATTAGTATTGGTGATAAACAAGCAAAAGGTATGTGGTCAAATGTATCGTTTTCTACAATCTCAAAACCTTGTCCTAATGTAACAACTCTGCGTAATTCAGCAATACCATCATCATCATAGTCAGCTTTTATATAGGCTTCGACAACTAAAACATCTCGCATAGACATATCACTTGAGTCTGTTTCACCAGTTGTTTCTACATCTTGAAAACGATTTTGCACTTCAGATGTTGTATCTAATTCTGTATATCCTGCATATTTTTCAACAAGTTCTCTATCATAACCCATCTGTATAAGGTCACTTACTTTCATTGTTGTTCTATGTGCAACAAAGTCAGCATCTTCAAGTGATGACGACCTTTTTGATACTAAAAATTCTTCTGGCGGAATGTTATCAACTTTAATCATACCACCATAAGACATACGTTTTACAACAACATCATGCGAAACAGAATAGTCTGAAAAAGGCATACCCATCTCATCAACGCCTTCTTCTCCACTTTCTTCTGTATTTTGTGATACTATCTCAACATTAGGGTCTTGTAACAATAATGTTAGCTCGTCATCAGATAAACCAGTATATTCTTCTTCTGTCATATCTTCTGTTTCGTCATAATACACTTTTACAACGCCTAGTTTTTGTAACAAAGCATCTTTAAAAAAGTTATGTAAAACAACAAAACCATTATTCTGACAGTTTAGAACGTAATTTGCGTATGATGTTGCTTGTTTAGCACCTTCAACATCTTCAGGTTGACGTGGCATAAACTTAACAAATTCATCTGTCTGCGTAAACATACGCATAAGGCTAGGCATGATAAACTCAATAGTGTCGGCAACTTCTGTTGTAACAACTTGAGAGCGACCTTCTTGCTCGTTACCATATTCTTCTCCCATGTAATAATCCATGAGAGTAACACGATCTGTACTGTATTCTGAGTCATAATACCCTAATGCGTTTTCTATTTCATTACGCAATAAGGCATTAAATTGTAAATCGTCCATTACTTACCTTTTTTAGTAGTTTTCTTTTTTTCGGTAGTTTTTTGTGTTTTTTTAGCTGTTTTCTTAGCTGTTTTTTCCATTTCTAATATTTGACTTCTTTGCATAATATTACCCTATAATTATAATTAATAAAAGAATTGCAATAATACCGCCTGATACAGCATCAATGTAATCCCACGAATGATTTTTTACATAATCAATTATTTCTTCAATTTTATCCATATTTTCCTCCTAATTTATGTCTATGTTGTCTGGTGTTATATTTACATTTGAAAGTTTATTTATAAAATCTTCTGCTGTGCCGCCAGTTTTAAAAAAACAATAAGCAGCAGAAGCTAATGTAATATGGCAAATTGTTTCCCAATCAATACCAGCTTTATTAATAGATTGTAAATTTTCAACCATACTTACAAAAATAGCATGAGTTACAGGGTTTTCAACGGCATATTCCTTTTCTTCTGAAAACATAATTTCTAATTGGTCTAAATAATCCATGAACTGTCCTTATAATCTATTGGTTGATTCCAATGCCTATTACCTCCACGAGCAGAAGCTGTAAATGCTTGTTGTGCAAAAGTAAGGCAAAAAGCATCAGCTAAGTCACAACTACGACCACCTAATCTTTTTTTAAACTCATCTTTAGCTTCTACTTTTATTTTACCATTTGATGTAAATTTAAAACGAGGAGCTATAAGTTCTTCTATTAATTTATCATCTTGCATAATCCGTACATCACGCCCCTCAAACCACTCTCTTGCTCTAAACCACAACTCATCTCGCAATCGCATATATTTGTTTTTAAGAGCAGGACTTTCAGAAACTTGTATGGGTCTGGCAGGTAAATCTAACTCGGTTAGCCTTGACGCTACTCCAGAACCGATACCTATACTATCTACCATTATATCCGTTGGTTTGTCCTTATAATTACATATTTCGTACTCATTCATAACAATACCTACTGTTTCCATTAGGTCTTTACCTTGCCATGTACGTACAGGCTCTATTAACTCAGCACCACGTCTTTTACACAATGCTGTCCTGTCAGAGCCAAAATTAGCAACATCTAAGCCCCAAACGACAGGTTCGTAAGGGTCAACGCCAATATCTCTATCTATAGAACTTTCTACCATATAAAGCGGTATAACAGTGTCATCTTCTGCTTTTGGAAACTCACCAAGTACCCTAACTCTATATACGTTTGAGTCAGTGCCATATTTTAAATTCATATCTTCAATAAATTCTTTTGACACCTGTGATGAGTCAGAACAACTAACAGTCATTTTTGTCCAACGATCTCGCATTGCATGAAACGCATTAAAAAAATAACCTGATGTACGAGTAGGGTTACCAGTCATAACAACTTTAGCATCTGGTGTTGATAATGAGCCTTCACCTACCTCAAATATCTTGTCATCTACCCCTGATGCTTCATCAATAATAAACAAGAGGTTTTCAGAATGGAAACCTTGTAATGCTTCTGGGTTTTCTCTACGAGACACACGAGCCACAGCATACGAGTCTGTCGAACCTGCGATATTTATTTTATCAGACTTTACGTCCATTTGTGAATAAAAGCTCTCAGGCAAACGTCTTGCCCATTTTTGTGCCTCAGCCCACAAAACATCTGATAATTGATGAGCAGTATTGGCTGTGCAGACAACCTTACAAGGGTGTCGTGTAAATACCCACCACAATATCAACCAAGATAAAACTGCTGTTTTACCTACTCCATGTCCTGATTTAACAGCACATCTTGGGTTTTCCATAACATTTTGTAGAAATTTTTTTTGCCACTTCTCAGGTTTTACCTGTAGCATAGTTTCAACAAACATAACTGGGTCTAAAGCTAATTCTGCTAATATATCGGATAATTGTTCTTTGCTCATTATATCTCTTTAAAAAAAAGGGTACGAGAAAAATGGAACAAAACGTACCCTCCCTTTTCAGTAATGAAATAATTTTTTACGAACTATTTATGTATTTGGGGGAGAATAGTTATTACTAACAACATAATTATTTCATATTGTTGCATTGTTCGTGATTTCTCAGCACTTGTCAATATATAGAAAAATTTTTTTTAGCAGCACCATATGTAGAATTTTTTTTGAGAGGGGGGTATATTTATATACAGGTAGAGGGGTCGGCAGTAAAAAAGGGGGGGGTTTTTAGTCGCTTTCTATATCCTTAGCATTATTGTCTATTGTAACAACGTCAGCTTCCTTTATGGGGGTTCTTTTATATTCTTTTATTCTATTGGCTACGTCAGTTAATGCACCAGTAAACGTATCAGAAGCCGTTAGCTTTAAAGTATCTTCTTTAGGAAATAAGAAAGCTAATTTATTTATATTTAATATATCTTTATCTAATGCCTCTATTATCATATCTTCAAGATTATTATTTTTTCTATTAGCTAACGTATCTAGGCTATGAGTTAAAGATCTTCTTAAAATTTCTTCAGCCTTCCTTTTAAATGGATTTATTTGGTTTTTTGAGCCAACAGGTCGCCCACGCTTTTTTTTAACTGGTACATTTTCTATTTTTGGCGTTGCGTTGTCTGGTTCTGCCATGTTTTCACCTTTTATTTATTCATAACTTATTGATATAATTAATAGTACATTTATTTATTTAATCAATATAATTATTTAATTGCATAAAAAAAGGGCTAATAAATAACCCTTTAATTATTATTATGTATTTAATTTAAAATGCTTGTATTACGAATTTTTCAGTTTCTGGAATTTTTAATACAGTAGTGTGTTGTTCTAATTCTTCCATTGTTTCAATATCAGAACCCCAATCTGATTTAAAATCATTAAAATTTTCGAATTCTTGAAAATCACAAGAAATACCTACTGGGTCAAATTCCATATTAGGGTCAATTTCTTCAAAAAAATCAAACATAACAAAAAGAGCCTCACGGCTAAAATTGTTAGGTCTAATCTTTTGAAATTCGCTTACAAATTTCCATTGGTCTAAAGTATCTATCATTTTATTTACCTCATTAGTTAGTTAATATATTATCCTTATAAGATAATATTATATTTATGTCAAATATATTTTTTTCTTTTTTTGATATTTTTTACTTGCCATTACTTTCTTTAAATGATAATAAATATATATAACTAACAAAAATGGAGTGTTAAAAATGAAAAATAAAAAATTAAATTGGTATACAGCAGGTGGAGTAGAAAAGCATCATGACGGCTCTTTTACTCTTTTTGGATATATCGAAAATAATAATGAAGAAGAAGTTATGTCATACAAAATGAGATATATGGATTACGATTTTAAAACAGCATTAGATAAATTTAAAGGTGATTTAGAAGATTATGTTAAATTATTAGAAGATAATAATATTTACACTCATGAAGCATATTTAGAAAATCATTGGAAATTAACATAATGACTAATTCTGAATTATATCAATATTTATTTATCGTACTATTTTCAATTTATTTGTATTTTCAATTTATAGGAGTGTAACAAATGACAAAATTACAGATTACAGAATTGGTATTTGTATTAACAAGCCTATTTATACTTGTTTATGTCATATAAATACCCTTTTAAAACGATTTTAAAGCCTATACAGACATATTTTATAGGCTTTGGATATAGTAAGTTAGAATTATAAAAAATGGAGCAGAATAATGAGAGTTAAAGAGTTAATAAAAATATTACAGGAGTGTAACCCTAAAGCTATTATTGATATTCAAGTGCAAAATAAACTTGTTATATGTGATTATGAAAATGATATACCCATTTACGCAGATGAATGGCTTGAAGTTGATGAAGTGCAACAAGATAAACTTAAAGAATTTGTTACTATAGTTACTTAAAAAAAAATTGGAGAAAAATAATGGATATAGGAGATAGAGTGAAAGTAATTGACCAAGAAATCATAGGAACAATTATTAGGCATGATGTTGGTAATAAAGTTGTTGTATTAGATGATGACGATAGTTGGCAAGAAGAAGGTTGTGAACCTTCCTTAGTTTATCATAAATCAGATTTAGAATTATTAGAGGGAGAAGAATAATGACAATACAAGAATTAATTGATGAATTGGAATATTCAATAAAAGAATTGGAGTTTAACCCTAATGCAACAATTTTAATAGATATTATAGAAAATGTTGACGGATTAACAGAGCAAACTTCAGAGGTATTAGTTGATAATGATAGTGTTTGCAAAGATTTACTTTCTATTAATGCTTACATAAAAGAGGAGAAGAATAATGGAATTTAAAATAAAAATGACCATTACTTACGAAAAAACTGTTACAGCTGATAATTATCAACAAGCATGTAATTTAATTGAAGAAAGTTTTATCAATAATATTGATGGCATTGTTGATTATGACGTTAAATTTAAAGGTGGTTTAAAAGAAAAGTGATGTCTAAAAAAGAAAATACTATAAAACAATATATCATAGATGAAATAAGAATTATTTTAGATACTAATGAAGATAATAAATATTGTGATGAATGGCAATTAAAAGATAATATTGAATTAATTTTAAAAGAATTATAAACTTATCGTATAAATCCGTAATGATAGGCTAATATATCTAATATTTCTTTAAATTTTTCAAAAGGCTCTTTTTTATTTTTCAATCGTAAGGTTTTTTTATTGGCGTCTTTTAGTGGCATATCGTCTAATACAGCATACTCAAAAAATTTAACTAATTTATATGGAATATTTATTCTAGCTGTCTCATATTTTTTTTTATTTGTTAAAATGACATCATTTATAACTATATTTGCACCAGTCCTAGACCTCTCTTGATATGCACTAGATATAATTGATGGGTGAGAATGTCCTAATACATAATTCTGAACATAATTTTTACCTGCTGAATACTGTTCGCTAGATATGTTTTTTCTGTAGAAATATCTTTCTAATAAATCAGAATTAACATTTCTTAATACAAATACACCTGCTTTTGCTGTTTCTTGATATTGATAATTATTTTTTTGTAACGTTTCTTTCGTTGGTATAATATCGCTCATCAATTACTCTCAAATTGTAAACCAGTAATGTTTTTTATCTGGTTAAATATATAATCTTTTCTTCCTAAACCAAATATTTTTTTACCATTATTAGAGGCAATATAAAATAAAGTATGGATCACTTCTTTTTGCTCTGTTTCTGATGGTAAATATTTTTTTAGTAAATTAATTTCTTTATCAGTTATTTTTATATGACTATTAGCACCTTTAAATGTTAAACTTTTTAAACAATTTGGATTAGTTTTTAATGTTTGATTATAGGCTAGCTGCATTGATTTAAATGTAAATATACCATTTGGCATATATTGACCTTCGTAATTATTTATAAAGAAACGAAAATAATCGTTGCAATAATCTATTAATTCTTTTTCAGTTGGCTTTTGTAATGTAATTGGTAAGTTTTTTAATATACAATCAATAGAAAATTCGACATAAGATTTTTTATCGTTAATTTTCCACGTACGTTTACCATAATTATCAATTACTCTATCTAAAAAACATTCTTCAATTATTAATCTTTTTGTCTCAGCAGTAGTAGCCTTAGGTAAATTATCAAATAATTCTTTTGTATCTTTTATTCCTTGTTCTAAAATATCTTTCTTTCTTTTTTTTTGTTTCATTTTTTTTCCTTAGTGTTTTATTTATATTAAATTAAATTAAGTTAAATTAAATTACAGAGACTACATAGTCAGACCAAAAAAATCGCCATAGTTAAGAATGATTATTAACTGGCTATTTAAATTTATCGTCATATTTGTTCATAAATGATTGTTTTCTTTGCATTTTCTTCTTTTCGTTCCATGTTTCTCTTGTTTGTTTTTTTCGCAGTCCTTTTTCATAAAATTGTAAAATAAATTCACTTTTTATGTAAAATTTATCGTTTTTTTGTTCAAAACTTACATAAAAATTGTAATTTTCTGATGTTTTTTGTAAATTTTTTACATTAATTTTTAGTTTTTTCTTAGCAATATTAACTTCAATAGGTTCGCAATTTCTACGCCATAGCTCTAAAAATAATATATAAAGATCTTTTGCTATAACAACACCAACGTCATGCTGTATGTTCACCATCTCAGCAGTTGGTACATTATAAAATGGTAATTCTTTGTTTTTATCCATTATAAAGCATCTTCGATCCAGTGAAATTTATTAATTGGTATCTGTACTACTGTTCCAATATCCCTTTTATCATTTCGATAATTTATAGGTTGATACCATAATGTTTTTTCATCTTTGTAGTCAACATCTTTAAAATCAATCCAACCTATTTTGTTATCACCTTTCCATTTAACAAGAAAAATAACAGGTTTACCAAAATTTTTTCTTCGTCTTATGCAAGTTTCTGCTTTGTTCAAGCTGCAAATGATAGTTGGGTAATCAGTAGATTTTGCATTTCTTACTCTAATTTCTACCCAACCTAGTAAAATACCATTACGCCACATAGAATAGTCTATAACATTGGCTATAGACTCTTTTTTACTTGCACAATTCCATTTTAAGTTAGCTATTTGTATAAGACGTTCTTCGTTTTCTAAATCTTCTTTATCTTCGTAGATACGTCCATTCATACTATTGCCTCATAAATGGGTAAAAATCATTTGGCTCTAAGTCTAATAATTTACAAATTTTTTCCATTTTATCTTGTCTGGGTATTTGTTTACCTGCAATAATTCTGTAAATATTATTGATATGTTTTTCACCTATTGCTTCAGCTAGCGTCCTTGGTGTCATTTCTTTTTTTTCTAATTTCTCAGAAATAATATTCATTAATTAACCCCTAAAAATAAAACTGCTGCAATTAATAAAACGGCAAGAATAATGCCAAATATATTATTTTTTGGTGCAGGTTTTTCACCATAGGCTTCATTATATGGAGTAGATTTATCGTCAGGAACAAATCTACCTTTATTATCCTTTGCTCTGGTTCTTTTCTTGCTAACCTTTTTTGTTTGTGTTTTTTTCATTTTTTCCTCATTAATAATTTCTTTTTAAGATAATTCTGTTCTAAAAAAATGTCAAACAATATCACAACTTGACATTATTATCTTTTTTTGATACAATAGATTTTTAACAACGGAGAAAATTATGAAAAATAGAATAGAAAAAATTACTTTTGCAAGTACAGAATTAAAAGGTGTTGAGTTTGATGTTTATATTGGTGATAAATTTATCATTGAGCATGGTGCTAATCAACATGGTAAGGGTAAGGCATTATTTGAATTGACAAAAATTACTAAAAATAAAAATTTATATGGTTTAAAAACTTCTTTAGATGGAAAAAGAATTTTTAATAAAAATCATAAATTAAATACTGATACTTTAATAAGACCTGCATAATTTTATTATGAGGGGGATAACTTTATCCCCCTCTAAACATCTTGCTTTAGGTTTTAAAATCATAGAAAATCACGTCATGTTAAAAGAAACATTGAGAGCATATACAATATTGGGCTTGGCAATATTTGGTGTCATAGGATTAGCCTTTGCTGAAGATCAGAACATAACAAATAACACAACCACAAATTCAACAGTAAACTCAACAAACACTAATTATAATCAAAATACAAACGTTTCAAACAACACTAACACGAACAACACGACCATAAATCAAACGTCAACGAATACATCAACATCAACAAATACAAATAATAACACGTCTGTTAGCACTAATACTAATAACAACACGTCAGTCAGCACTGTAACATCAAACATAGACCAGTCTGTTAATTCTATAGTCAATCAAACAAATACCTCGGTCAATACTAATAATAATAATAGCGTTAGCAATTCTGTATCTAGTGTTGAAACAAAAAACGAAAATATTAATTCTTCCGTTAATCAGAATACTAATATTAACCAAAGCAGCAGTAACAGCAATTCTCGTCAGGTAGTTACACAACGTATTAAAGGACAGGTTAGTTCAGCTATTGCACCATCAATAAATTCATATAGCCAGTTAGTGTGCGTTTCAGGTAGTTCAGCAAGTATTCAAACAAATTTATTTGGTGTAGCAAAAGGTTCAAGTGTTGTTGATGAAAATTGTCAAAGAGTATTGTTAAGTCGTGAATTAGCTGCCAATGGTTTACAAGTTGCGTCAGTATCATTACTCTGTCAGGATAAAAGAGTTTTCTTGGCGATGATGCAAGCTGGCAGCTACTGCCCATATAAAGGTTTAATTGGTGAAGAAGCTCGTATTGGTTGGGAGCAAAATCCACAGGACAGACCTGATTGGGAAGATATAAAAAAAGAATACAAAAATTTAGATGTAAAGGCATATAAGAAAAAAGATTTTTGTCGTAAATATAAAAGTCATAAGTTGTGTTTAGACTAATATTTTTATTACTATTTAGTTATTCAGTTAATGCTTCTGACCCTACTTTTACTGTTGGCACAGATCCTATTATTGATATATCACAAACTGGTACAGCTCTTAATCTTGGTGATGATGTTGTTTCATCTTCCCAAAATTTAGGTTTTGATTTTACATATTATGGCAACACATATAATCAAGTTAGAGTTGCAATGAATGGTTTTGTAACATTTAATCAAAATTTTAATATTACTGGAAGAAGAAATTATTTATCAGAAGTTATACCTGCTTCTGGGTACGACAACACTATATTTCCGTTATGGTCTGATTTTATTGATAAAAATAATAATAATGGTTCGCCCTACGTTCAGACATTTGGTAGCTCTGGCTCAAAATATTGGGTTGCAGGTTGGTACAATGTTAATGAATATAGAAACAATAATTTAAGTTCTTTTGAAGCTATATTATATGAAAGTACAAACATAATAGAATTTCGCTATAAAAAAATTAATGTTGCAAATCACGATATTACCATAGGTTTACAAGGTAATGACGAAGCTGTAACTTATTTACGATACGAAGATAACAATACAAAAACTTATAATAGAACAGATGAATGGTCTTTATCCACAGGTATTGATGAGTCTTACTCTAACTTATCCACAGAATGTTTAACAAATTCTAATTTTAGTGCCTTATGTGATGTATATGACTTAGGTTCAAATAGTGAAGAAGATGATATATTAGATTTTATAGATAATTTATTAGGCAATGATACAGAGGATCATGGGTATTCTGCCTTTGACGACATTGATGATGATATATATTTAGGCTTTGACACAATAAACTATGAAACAGGTGAAGGCTTAGAAACAGATATTTATATTATTGATATAAATGAAGATTATATATCATTTGACATAGAAGAAGAATTAGAAATTGAAAACAATATTTTTATTGAAACTGATTATGTTGATGTTATTGACATTATCGGTGATGAAACTGAAACACCATTAGATATACTTGATTTACCAACATTAGATTTATTACCAGACATATATCCAGAAGATAATTATATTGAAATCGCAGAAGTTTTAGAGCTAGAAGAAATGCCTGAAGAAATATATGAAGAATTAGAAGAAGAACTTGAAGAAATGGTTTTAGAAGAAGTGTATGAAGAAGTTGTTGAAGAACAATTAGATGAAATAGAAGAAATAAACGAGCCAGAAGAAAGACAAAACAATGTTCGTAGAAATATTGTATCGACTAATAATTATATAAGTAATTTAACATCTTCTATAATAAGCCAGTCTAATAGTTTATCACAATCACAAAACAACACTGTATCTGGCTCAAGTGATTTTTCGCAATCTGGCATAAGCAATCAAATCGCTGCCGAGCAAACACAAAGACAAAACGCTTTGCAGTCTATCCAAACTATTGAAGTCAATCCTATTGGTAATGACGCAATGGGAGTTGCTATCGTACAAGTTCAAACTGTAACGACTGATAGTATTACTAATGAAATACAATCTTTTACAAGTGAGATTATGACATTATCAGAGGCAGACCAAGTTGTTGCTAGTGTAATCCAAAGTAACATGGAAAGTTTGCAAGAAGAAATAGAAGAAAACCAAAATGAAAGTGGTGAGTATGATGTGCAAGGACAATCTAGTTTAATCGCTTTGATGAATTACAAACAAGGTTGGGATAATTATTCTGCAATGAGTATTCCAGACGTTGCTTTTTACGAACCTTATCAAATATATACAAATGTTGTTTTAAGTGATAATATTAATGCACATATATCAATGACAGAAGCCTCATCTATTGCAATGAATAAAATGGTGAGCAGTCAGAATTTAGATTTATTTAGGAGATACTAATGAAAAATTTAATGGATAATCTACAAAAGTATTTAGCAGTAATTGGTGTAATTGGTGCTGTTGGTGGTGGCTTCTGGAGTTTTGCAGTAGCTACAAGTGAAATAAATAATCGTTTAGATAACTTAGAAGCTGTTGAGATAACATCTGTTGATGTCTCGCCACTAGAAACAAAGATAGCCATACTTGAAGAAAAGGTATCGAAGCTAGAAAAGGCTACCGACAATAGCCGCAACCCATTATTAGGTGGCTAACACACTAATCTTTAAAACCATATGGAATTTCACCTATTCCAATCCCTTTAGCCCTTTGCCTTTCAAACATATAATCTATTATCAATCTAGATATTTTTGATTTTAACTGTCTATTGTAAATTGATTTATTTCTATTTAATAAATCAATTTCTTTATCTGTAGAACGTATATATTTTATATCTATACTTTTATTAAATTCTTTTAATATTTCAAAAAGTTTCTCATCTACTAAATCACCCTTCTTTTTATTAATCTCTCCATTAGAAACTTTATCTAAATTAAAAGTAAGTCTAATTTTTTTATTTTCTTGCATAATTTTCTCCATTGTTTAAAACCTATTGTATCACAAAAAGATAATAATGTCAAATGCTAAATTTCGACATAGTTTGGCAACCACAAAAAAATCGTAAAATCTAGCTTTTTTTATTTAATAAAATCAAAAAAATAGTCCTTGTTATTAACAGGGAGGACTTGTTTTTATTAATATTAAAAACGAGTGGAAGAACATATTACTTAATGTTGTAAGTATTATTTGTATAATGTCTTTTCACTATATTAACAATAACAATGTAAATTTTATGTCTATTGATTTGTCTATTAGCTGTGGCACTAGACGTAAAAGAACTAATGAGTCAGAATTTGTTTACGAAGATACAGAATGTCTTAATGAATAAATATAATTGACCTATGTGAATAAATCGGTATAATGGGGAAAAGGAATAAAATGGAACTTAAAGATAAATTAGAACAACATGATATAAAACATTTTTCTGCCTCGCAGTTAAACATACCATTAAATTTATGGTGGTTTAAATATGTTAAACTTACATCTGAAGAAAGAAAAAAAATAGAATTTGGTGTACCAGCTACATCAGGAACTGCAATACATGATGCACTAGATTTATCTTTACAAAATGTAAATCCTAACAGTTTTGAGTATGACCAAGAAACAATAGATTTAATCTTTGATGAAATAGGTAATGTAATTGATAATCATATACCTGTTAATGAGAACGATAAAATTAAAATGATTGGCTGCAAAGAACACGCACCTTTTACTGCACAGAATATGCTTGATGCTACTATTAATGTATTAAAAGAAAGACGTGGAGATGATTATAAAGAAACAAAACACAAGACGTTTTTAGAAGGTAATTTTGAACAACAAATTTTATGGCAACCGAAAGGATTGGTTGTACCTATTATTGGATATGCCGATATGTTAGTTAATAATCCAAAAACTATAATAGAGTACAAGACGCTTCAGCCAAGACTAGGTGCTGTAAAAAAAGATGGGAATAGAGGGTTTTCCGTTGCCTCTATTCCTGTCTCGCCTCGTATAACATATTTAGAGCAAATTACTGTGTACTGGGAAGCTATGAATAGAGAATATTATCCCATTATTATTGTTGGCAATAAAAACAAAGCTAAAGTATTTCACCCTAAAAATTGTGAAGATATGTCTTTTGAGAATATGGAAAGATATTCTAAAGCTATGATTAAAAAAGCTAAAACAAGACAATCATTATTAATGATAGACGATCCTATAAGTGTTTTAGACACACCTGATTTTGAGGGTGATTTTTATTGGAATTTAGGTAAGGAATTAGAAGATAAGGCAAAAGAACTATGGCTAACGTAACAAAACAAAAAAAATATAATGTGACTATAAACCAAACCATTACAATTCAAAAAAAATTTACAGCATGGAAACCAGAACAAGCATTAGAAATGGCAAAGGAAGATTACTGGGATATGCCACCAATGAAAGCAAAACATATTATTTTACACATGCCTATGACAGCAGAAGTTGAGGAAGTGTAATGGCAATTAATGTTAAATCAAAAAGATGGGAAAGAAATTATAATTTAATGGAGACAAAGTTGGCAAAGAGATTAATAGATGGCAGAAAGAACGCTAAAGGTAAAAGATATAGTCATAGACCAAAAAGATATAAAAACTCATGGTATTGCCAAGAAACTAAAAGTTGGTACAGGAAACCAGATGAACAAGGATAAAAAATTTCACGTTGTTATA